GGCGACCAGCAGACCGTGGCCAGCGTGGTCGACCAGCTGTCGCACAAGCTGGTCGAGGGCGAAACGATGGAGCGGCTGACGGTGCTTGCCGTGACGGACAAGCACCAGGTCGGGGCGGTGCTCGAGCAGCTGGTGCACAAGGTGCTGCGCGATGCGGCCGAGGTCGAGGCGACCAAGGAAGTCGAGCAGATCGAGCGCGAGCGCGCCGCAGACTTCGAAGAGTTCGACCGCTCGTTCGTGTCGACGCCGGGGCCGTGGCGTCATCTGGCGCGCGCATAACCAATAACCACAATGGAGCAGACCATGAAGATCACGACCACGATGCACGCATTTATCGGCCAACACGCCCATGTTTTGCCGCAGGATCTGCAAACGTCTGAAGGCCTGCAGAAGCTTTCTTACTTTGCGACCGATTCCAAGTACTGGCGCGAGCAGGGCTACACCTACGTGGGTCCGGCGACGGTCACCGTCGAAGTGCCCGACGTGCGCGCGCTGGTCGACAACAAGGTCGAGCAGCTGCGCCAGCAAGAGGTGGCGATCCGCGCCAAAGCTACCGCAGAGTGCACGGCGATCCAAACGCAGATCCAGAACCTGCTGGCCATCGAGTACACGCCGGAGCCGCAAACCGAACAGTCGTAGTGCCGAAGCACTGGATGACTTCGTCCTTCAAGACGGTGGGTAAATGTCCACGAAGGGCTAGATGGTGAACTGAGCCTACACCCGCCTCACCCTCGTAAGGGGTGACCACACAGAAGCTGTAGCTCAGTGGCCTGGTGTCGCTGCTACGTGCGACCGACGAACCGATCCGGAGCGGGGAGTTGGAAACGGCGTAAGCGGCTAAACAGGATTCGGGGGTCATGTCCCGATTAGAGCGCCACCAACGGGTGGTGGGCGCCCAGGTTCGATTCCTTGGCGGCTTCTGTGTGGTGAATGCGCAGGTTGATGCGCAGCGTAATCGAGAAGGCGTGGCATCCGGCGAGTCCGCAAGGCTCGTTGGCTCCGGGCGACGGGGCGTCATAAGAGGTACCCCAAAAGTGGCCACGTGAAGCGTAAGCGACCGAGCATCGAGAGCGAAGCAAAAGCCGGAGATCAGCACCGGCCACCACACCCAGCGGAAGCTCATGGGTGAACGAGTGAAGCGGTTGCAAGCACCGCCGCCAGCCTGAGTGCGCACAGGCCCGCGACGAGCGCGGTGAGAGCTCGCCAGGCGGTGAAAGGCCGCCACGAACTCCGCGCGCTGCGCATGCAGCACTCCAGAGCCACAGAGGCGCCGAGGAGATGTGCGCAGCGGCCCCGGGACGGACGCCTGCTAAAGGCCCGGGGCGATTTAAGCAGGACACCTGGCGCCTAGACCGCGTCGCCGGACGAGAGTAACCGGCCCGAACAACTACGAGGAGCAACGATGGACACGAAGAGGACTTTGCAGGGCCGCGCCGACGGCGCCTACTGCAATTACATCCGGCAGTTGCAGCAGCCTGAGTGCCTGGGCCATGAGTACAAGTTGGCGCATGGCCAATTTGGTGAGGCCGAACTGAAAGCCCACTGCAAAGCGGCCGAGCAGCTCGGTGCGCATCGCGCGTTCGCAGACGCGGCGAGGGACCTGGTGGGCTGGATCAGCACGGCGCAGCGCCTGCCCGAGCTGCACGTGGCCGTCGCGCTGCTGGATGAGAACCGCTGGATGAACACCGGGGTCGAGGGCTTCGATGTGAACTGGCAGGGTGCAGGCTACTTGTCCGAAATGGGCCAGAAGTACTGGTCCGTGTTCGGCCAGCACAGCATGACGCTCGAATCGATCACGCACTGGATGCCGCTGCCGGCGGCACCGAGCGCGGAGTCCTAACCATGCAAACCATCTACCAGGGCAGGCCGCCAGAGAGCAGCAGCTGGTTCGAAATCCCGGGCAGCTTTGTCCGCGACTACAGGACGTTGGGCTACGAGATCCGCGAGCTGGTGCTGCGCGAGGATTCGGACCGCAGCAATCAGGTGTCGTTCGACCTGGGCGTCGAGAAGGCTGCTTCGCTGGCCGAGGGTCACAGCGAGGCGACCAAGAAGTTCGCGAAGCTGATCCGCGCGCTGAAGAAGAACCAGGCGATGGTGGTCGCATGAGCGCACCGGCCTGCTGCAACCACAACTGCAACGGTGGGCGCAAATGCCCCTTTCGAGAGCCGCGCGACCTGACGAAGGGCGAGCGCCTCGGTCTGGCGCTCCTAGCGCTGCTGTGGGCAATGGCGGTCGTCGCCGTTGCTACAGGAGCGAACCCATGATCCAAATCCGCACCCGCGCCCAATACGGCGCCGTCATCGTGATCGAGTTCATCGTCGGCTTGTTGGCGGCGTGTGTTTTCCTGCTGGTCTATCTGCCGCTCGGCACGCTGCGCTTTGCACGCCAGTTCGCGCTGCGCGTGCGCCGCGCCATCAAACCCGCTGCCCTGTGGCTGAACGCCTGGCTGTACCAAGCGAGTGAGGAAGAAATCCAGTTCCGCGGCGACCTCAAGTCGAACATTGCCGCGCAAGGCGTCGACGTCGGGCGCTGCCTGCGGCTGTCGGCTGAACAGCATCGGCTGCATATGTGGCAGCGAAGGCTGCGCGCGGCGCGCGAGCGGATGAATCAGTGGTGACTGAAACGAATTCCCCGGAAAGCGGGAAATAACCCCCAAGAACCGAAACGAAAGGCCCTAAAAGTGAACGATATCAACCGCAACGCGCTCGCCACGACGCAGGGATTCAGTGAGTCGAGCAGTAATTTCGCCGTGCAGGAGACTGCATCCACGATGGCCGCCGCCCAGGGTAAGGCGATGGTCGAGGCTCGCTACGTGATGGCGCTCCGCAACCCGCGCAACTGGGACCAGGTGCGCAGCGACATCCTGACCGAGTGCAAGCGCCCGTCGTTCGCCGACAACAAGAGCGTCTACTACCGCAAACCGATTGGCCAGGGCGTCGAAGGCCTCGGCATTCGCTTCGTGGAATCGGCGATGCGCCACATGCGCAATGTGCTGGTCGACCCGATCATGATCTTCGAAGACGAGCTCAAAGAGATCTACCGCGTCAGCGTGACGGACCTCGAGGCGAACATCACCTACACGACCGACGTCAAGGTTTCCAAGACCGTCGAGCGCAGCAAGCCGGCCGACGACGGCAGCTACATTTCGATGCGCCTGAACAGCTACAAGAAGGCGGTCTACACCGTCCCGGCGCAGGACGACGACCTGCTCAACAAGCGCGGCGCACTGATCTCCAAGGCGGTTCGCACGCTCGGCCTGCGGATCATCCCGGGCGACATTCAGGACGAAGCGATCGAGATCATCAAGAAGGTGCGGTTGAACGACGCGGCGCAGGACCCGGCCGGCGAGCGCAAGAAGATTGTCGACGCGTTCGTTGACATCGGTGTGAAGGCGGTCGACCTGGTCGAATACCTCGGTCACGCGATCGACCAGTGCTCCCCGGCCGAGATCCTGGCGCTGCGCGGCATCTACGGCGCCATCCGCGACGGCGAAGCCACCTGGGCTGGCGTGATGGACAACAAGGCAGAGCAGGAGGCGACCAAGAAACCGGCGGCCACCAGTGGTCAGTCGAAAGAACTGCCGACCTGCACGGACGAAGAGTTCAAAAAGAAGACCGCCGAGTGGCGCAAGGTCATTGTCGACAAGAAGAAGACCGTGGCGGACCTGATCGCGACCATCCAGACCAAGACGCTGCTGACGGAAGACCAGAAGCTGACGATCTCCAGTTGGGCCCACGAGAACGAGTAAGCCGCACCGTTCCCGCTCCAGCGGGAACGACCCCAACCACACGAAGGAAAGAACATGCACAGCTCTAAATTCGAATTGACAGCAATCGTGCGCATCATTCATGACCTGGTTCAGGGCAGCCCGGAGTGGCAGCAGTTCCGGCTCGAACACTTCGGCGCCAGCGAGGCTGCCGCGATGCTGGGCATTTCGTCCAAGGTCTCGCGCTCCGAGCTGCTACACATGAAGCACACCGGCACCGCCAAAGAATTCAGCGACTGGGTGCAGAAAAACATCCTCGACCACGGCCACGAAGTCGAGGCGATGGCCCGGCCTCTGGCCGAAGAATTGATTGGCACCGAGCTGTACCCTGTGACCTGCTCGCTAGGCCTGCTGTCGGCATCGTGCGATGGCCTGACGATGGCAGAAGACGTGGCATTCGAGCATAAGCAGTGGAATGAATCGCTGGCCACTTCGGTCGGCGCCGGTGTGCTGCCGGATGAATACATGCCGCAGTGTCAGCAGATCATGATGGTGACCGGCTGCCAAAATGTGCTGTTCGTCGTCTCGGATGGCACGCTGGATCGCTTTGTGTCGATGGTGGTCGAGCCCTCGGCGGAATGGCAGGAGCGCATCCGCGCCGGCTGGGCGCAGTTCGCCGCCGACCTGGCGAACTACGAGCCCAAGGACTTCGCGCCGAAGCCGAGCGCCGAGCCGATCATGACGCTGCCCGCGCTGCTGATCCAGATCGAGGGCAGGGTCGCGACCAGCAACCTGTCGGTGTTCCGCGAGAAGGCCGAGGCGTATATCGCCACCATCAACACCGAGCTGGCCACCGACGAGGATTTCGCCAACGCCGAAGCCACCATCAAGTTCTGCGATGGCGCCGAGAAGAGCCTGGAGCAGGCCAAAGCCGCTGCGCTCGAGCAGACCGCCGACATCGCGGAGCTGATGCGCACCATCGATCACATCGGCGCGCAGCTGCGCGAGAAGCGCCTTTCCCTCGACAAGCTGGTGAAGAGCCGCAAGCAAGCCATCAAGGACGAGATCCTGTCGGGCGTCCAGCGCCGGTTTGCAGAGCACGTCGCCGCGCTCAATGCCGAGATCGAGCCGCTGCGGCTGGTGTTCCAGGCGCGCGACTTCGCCGGCGCCATGAAGAACAAGCGCACGCTGACCACGCTGCATGACGCCGTCGACACCGAGCTCGCCAACGCCAAGATCGCCGTCGACGCGATCGCCAAGGCCGTGCGCGGCCGCCTGACCTGGTACCGCGAGTACGCCGCCGGCCACGAGTTCCTGTTCGCTGACCTCCAGACCGTCATCCAGAAGCCGGACGACGACTTCCAGCTCGCGGTGCGCACGCGCATCGAAGAGCACAAGGCCAAGGAAGCCGCGCGCATCGAGCGCGAGCGCGCCGAAGCTGCTGCAGCGGCCGAGCCGGTAGTCGACCAGGTGGCGCCGGTCGTGCTGAATCCTGCTGCCGCGTGGCCGTTCCCCACCGGCCAGGAAGCGCGCCCGGGCCAGCTCAAGGTTGCCCACTCGACGCCGACCGCTGCACCGAGCCTGCGCCTCGGCCAGATCGCTGAGCGGCTGGGCTTTCCGCTGACCGCCGAGTTCCTGAACCGTCTCGGCTTCGCGCCGGCTGCCACCGACAAATCGGCCAAGTTCTATCACGAGTCTTCGTTTCCGTATATCTGCGCTGCTCTCATGCGCCACATCGCGGACGCGAAAGAGCAACACGAAAGGCAAGCAGCATGAACACCTCGGCATTCGAGCGTTGGCTTCCCGTTGCCGGATACGACGGCTTCTACGAGGTGAGCGACCAAGGGCGCGTGCGCAGCCTGAGCCGCAAGGTGCAGAACGCGGGCAAGGTCGACTACATCTCCGGGCGGATCTTGTCGCCCAACTTCACGGGCAAAGGCTATCTGTTCGTCAACTTGTGCCGTAACGGCGACCGCACGATGGCATATGTGCACAGGCTGGTAGCTACAGCGTTCTTGCCTCCGAGTGAGGCACCACACGTCAACCACATCGATTCCGTGAAAACAAACAATGCGGCCTCGAACCTTGAGTGGGTAACTCCGAAGCAGAACACGCATCACGCTATCGCTGCCGGTAAGTTCGCGATCGCGCACATGAATGGCCGGACCCTGGCAATAAACAATCCGGCCCGAGCGAAGAAACTAAGCGCTGCGGAGGTCGCATCGATTCGCTCAGCGTGCGCGGCTGGGGAACCACAGGCGAGCATCGGCGCACGCTTCGGCATTACGCAGGCCACTGTCAGCAAGATCAAGCGTGGGGCTGTCTGGAACACTCAGCCCCGCATCCGCCACATCACCGCCGTCGCTCAACAGGCGAAGGCTGCCTGATTTCACCCACCAACGAAGGAGAAGAGCATGACCACCGAAAGCCAAGTCGCCGGCAGCACCGCGGCCCCCGTTCAACCGATCGCACTGCAGTTGGTTGAATCCTCGCAGATTCACGCCATCGGGCACGCGCCGGAGGCGAACACGCTCGCCATCCAGTTCAAGAGCAAGGGCGGCCCGGGCAGCGTCTACCACTACCAGAACGTCGACGCCGAGCAGTTCGCGGCGTTCAGCTCGGCCGAGTCGGTCGGCTCGCACTTTTACAAGCACATCAAGCCGTTCGCCGACAAGTTCCCGTACCAGAAGGTCGGCTGAACGTGCGGCTCTCCACCTGGCTCGCCCTGCGCTGCAAGGAGCCGCTATTCCAGCGGTTCCTGCGCGTGCCGAGCGAAGAGCTGGCCGCCCACTCGGTGCGCGCCATCTGCCAGGTGAAGTCGCGCGGGGATGTCGATCGCGACGAGGCCGCACAGAAGCGCTTTCACCAGTTCATCCGTTTGCCGTACCTGCAGTTCCAGCAAGGCTCACAAGACCAGCAACCCCAAGACCAGGAGAAATGACCTCATGTTCGAACTCAAGAACCAGCGCGTGAAGCTCGCCAACATCAACTTGCGCGGCGAGAAGCACGGCGACGAGACGATGGCCGCGGTCGACCTCAAGATCGAGGCGACTTGCGCGAGTAGCACGCTCATCCATTTTCACCCTGAGCTGCGCCAGCACCTGTTCAAAAAGGACGATAACCCCGACCTGGTTGATCAGGTGACCGAAGGCGACGGCCTGACCGCGCTGCGCTACCCCAAGATGAGCCCGTTCAAATGGGACTGGGAAGGCGCCGGCTACTCGGCCGAGATCGATTACGGCTTGGGCGGCGACAGCAATATCAAGCTGGACGAGCTCAAGGTCGACAACTTCGTGTTCGAGCCGATGAACGGTGGATCGGTCGGGATCACGTTCCGCATTACCGCTCACCCAGAGTCGGAAGACATCGGCAAGCTCTCCGAATTCATCCAGCGCGAGATCGAGCTGACGCTGACGGCGCCGGAAGCGAACACCACCGGCGACCTGCTCGCGGAGGCCGCCTGATTCACCGGCAGCAAACACCAACCAAAACCAGGGAGAACCCAGATGTCCACCGAGACCATCAACGCCGTACCCGAAGGAGCAGCCCCGGCGACGCCGGCCAAAACCGTCCTGAGCCCGGCAGCAGCATGGCCGTTCCCGACCCGCACCGTGCAGGACCTGTTCGTTACCGTCCCCGAAACCACGCTGCCCAACGGCACGGTCGTCCCGGCCTTTCAGGTCGGCCAATACTTCTGCTCGCAGGACGCCGACGGCAAGCTCGCGGTCAGCGCCAGCGGCAAGCCGTGGGTCGAGATCAACTACGACGACGCGCGCAAGGCCTGCGCCGACGCCGGCTACGCGCTGCTGACCGAGCTGCAGGCGCTGGCGATCGCGCACAACATCGCCCAGCAGGACGCGAACTGGACCGGCGGCAAGGTGGGCGAGGGTGACCTGATCCAAGGCCTGCATCTCGATCCGGACGACGTTGACGAGGCCTACGCCGGCGACTATGAGCCGACCGATCCGGCTGAGCGCCGCTGGTTCGTGCTGTCGAACGGTGAACGTATCTGCGACGCAGCTGGGAACGTCTACAGCTGGATCTTCGACAACGTGCAGGGTGACGAGAACGGCCTGGTGGCGCACGCATTCGCTGCCGACTCGCCGTCGGTCACCACGGCGCCGTTCCCCTCGATGGAGCGCGGCGTGGGCTGGTACCCCGGTGCCGGCAGCAACTGGTCGGGCCGTGCGCTCTTCCGCGGCGGCTACTGGTACTCGGGCGGCGCTGCCGGCGTGTTCGATCTCGACGGCGGCTGGCCCGTCGGCGCCAACGGCGACGTGGGTTTCCGCTGCACCAAAGGTCTCTGATCCCTGGTCCCGGGTCGCCGCGCAAGCGGTGACCCTCCCCGTAAAACTGAAGAAGAACAAAGAACATGCAACAGACAGCAACACAGCACCCCACCGACGACGAGATCAGCAAGTTCGCCATCTCGAAGTTCAAAGGCATCGATGTCGGTCTTGGCAAGGCTGACCCAATGACCGGCATCGCGGCAAAGCTCGAGCAGCAGTACCCGAACCACCTCATCCTCATCCAGGCTGGCAAGTTCCTGCACGGCTTCGACCGCACAGCCCACACACTCAGCACCCTCAAGGGATACCAGCTGAAGCTGGTCGGGACCGTCGAAGAGCCGCACCTGCGTGTCGGCTTCCCGGCTGGTAATTTCAAGAGCCGCCTGTGGTCTATGGTGGAAGAGTTCGGGATTCCCTACGTGGTCGCGCTCGGCACGCTGGCCGGCGGCCACACGGTCTACATATCCGACCAGGCCGGCCAGCAGTCATCCGTGCTGGACGCAGTGACGCCGGAGATCGTCGCGCAAGTGATCGATGATCTGCGCCAGCGCGGCAACCTCAACAAGGCAGCCGCCAAGCAGGTGCTGGCCAATCCGGATAGCTCTGGCTTCAAGCTGAAGCAGCAGGCACAGGCGCTCGACGCGCAGCTGCTGCAGGACATCATCAAGATGCCGCGCGACCTGCGCACCATCTACGGCGAGAACCTGCGCGCGTGCATGGCGCGGCTGATGCGCTCCGTGTTCGCTTTCGGGCTCGACCAGAACCGGTCGGCGGCACTGCACGCCATCTCGGCTGACATCGACCTCCTCAAGCATTACCTCGCTCAGGCTCCGCGGCTAAGCAAACTCAAGTTCGCGTTCGAGCACCGAGTTGGCTTAGCCGTTGAGCTTGGCCGCCTGGTGGGCGGATTGATCCGCTCCGAGAAGGTGACGTCATGATCAACGAGGGGGGATTTCTGGAAGGTCGAGCAATGCGCTCATCCGCGGCGGCTACTGGTACTCGGACGACAATGCCGGCGTGTTCAATCTCGACAACGACTGGCCCGACAACGCCAACGACAACGTGGGTTTCCGCTGACCCAAAAATTATTCGCCTGGACGCCGAGCCAATCGCGCTCGCGGGAGGTTCAATTCTTGGTCGAAATCCTCCCGGGGTGTCCCCAAAAGCAGGGCGTGAAGCCAAACCGAGAACCGCGTCGGGGCCTGCGGGCGCCGGCGCGGAACAAGGCAGCAGCACGTTCGCGCATCTCACCAGCCTGAGTCACCTGTACGGCTGCTGGCTCAAGGCCAAACGCTGCAAGGCGCACAGTCCGCGCGTACAGCGCTTCGACGCGGATCCACTGCACTACCTGCTGATGATCCAGCAGCGCCTGCGCGCGCGCCAGTTCACCTTCGGGCCGTACAAGGCGTTCACCGTGCGCGAGAAGAAGTTCCGCCACGTGATCGATGCCCCGATGAAGGACCGTGTGGTGCACTGGATGCTGTACCAGAACCTGTTGCCGATCTGGCAGCCACGCTTCATCCACGATACCTACGGCAACTTACCTGGGCGCGGCACGCACGCGGCGATCGACCGCTTGGCGAAGTTCTGCCGCGGCGTGAGCGCGTGCTGGGTTCTTCAGCTCGACATTTCGAAGTACTTCTACTCGGTCAGCCATGAACTGCTGAAGGCGCGCGCGCTGCGCTACCTGGGGGACCACGACCTGCGCCAGCTGGTGGTGGCACTGATCGACTCGTTCCGCACCGGTGACACCTACGACCACCTGTTTGCCGAGGACTCGACATACCGGCGCACGGCTGCCAAGGGTATGCCGATCGGGAACCTGAGCAGCCAGCTGTTTGCGAATATCTTCCTGGCCGACTTCGATACGTGGGTGAAAACCGAGTTGCGCGTGCGCCGCTACATCCGCTACGTCGATGACCTGGTGGTGATCGGCGAGACGCAGGAAGAGCTGTCGGCGATCAAGGACGCGATGGTGGCCAAGCTGGCCGCCGACGGCCTGACGATCCACCCGCGCAAGGTGCGCATCGCGCCGGTCTCCGCCGGCATTCCATTTCTCGGCTACGTCGTGTGGCCGAACCACGTCTCGGCCGGTGCGTACCTGCGTGGCCGCTATCACCGTCGCCTCCGTGAGCACGAGGCCGGGGGCTTCGACCGTACCGAGACATTGCAGGCCTACCGCGCCATTTTGGCGCACACCGGGCCGACGAATTCCAAACGTGGCGGCGCGCGCCGTCCGAATACCACCAAGACCAAGGGAGAACAGCAGTGAGCAAAACGACTACCGAGAAGACCGTCCCGGTCCGTGGCGGCGCTCGCATCGATGCCGGCCGAGCGCCTGCACGCGGCCGGCAACAGTTATTTCGGCCTGCTGGGGCAATCGGACAGCAGCCACCACGACCGCGCGCGCATCGCCAAGGCCCTGCTGCGCCGCGGCCATGTCGTCAACGGCCAGCTGGCCAAGACCTACCGGAGGGCCGCCTGATGCGCCAGCTACCAGATGACACCTGCGACGAACCGCTGGCGCCGGAGACCTACCGGCACCACCTGCTACTGGTGAAGTCAGCCCACTGTGCCCGGCCGGTGATGTGCGACGGGAAGAATGCGTACATCAGCTGCCTGACGATGAACCGGGCCGGCGGCGCATGGGACATGATCGTCTACCTGGCGGGCGACCCGACCCCGCGCGACAGCCGGGAAATCACGATCACGAACAACAACGACGGGGAATAGCATGGACCAAGCGAAAAATAGCGGCCCGCACGGGGCACCCACTAGCGCACCCGGCAGAGCCCAGGACGAGCTGGCGCGCCTGCGCCGCCAGCACGCCGAGCTGCTGCTGGCGCTGCGGGAGCTCGCCGCGAAGGCAACGCCTGGACCGTGGAGCGCGGTCAACTGGACGAGCCACGCGCCGACCACAATCAAGGGCGGCGCAGACGGCGAAACGGTCGTCGCCGAAACGACCGGCTTTGGTCGTTATGCTGATGAGTGCGCAGTGGATGCTGCGTACATTGCCGCCGCCAACCCGGCGGCCGTGCTGTCGCTGCTGAACTACATCACGGCGCTCGAAGACAGGCTGGCGCCCCCCATGCAGGCACCGATCTGGGTTGGCATGGACTTCGCCGCCGACGTCCTGCACGTGCCGCGCGAAACGCTCGAGCTCATCGACGAGGCCATGAACCACATGGGCGACGCGCTGAACGAGATCGACGCTGTAGAGGAAGAGGACGAGGAAAAATACACCCCGGCTTTCCGCGCCATCGCCGAACTGCTGGGCCGTGACATCAGCGGATTCGCGATCGGCGGCGAGATCGCGGCGGAGCCCCGTCTCGTGGGCGAAGCAGCTTCCGAGCACCGCATTTCTGATGCCTGTCTTACCTATGTCGATAGCGCACCCGGTAGTGCACCCGGCTATGGTTCACCAGCTGCGCACCTGCAGGTGGCGTGCTGCGGGAAGCCGGCAGGATGCGAAGCAGCTTGCGTCCAGCGTGGTCGCTGGCTGGAGCAGCAGGACCAGGCTAAAGCAGCCGCTGCCAACGCGGGAGGTCTGTCTGGCGGCAAGCCGGCCGATTGGATCGAAACGAAGGGGCGGCGCAGTAATCGCGGAGGGCGCTACTGGCACGTAAAGGAAAAGGACGACCGCACCCACGACTGCATTGTTGACAGCTTCTTCACCGAGGAAGAAGCGAAGCAGTTTTGCGCCGCTCATCCTGACCACGAATATTTCAAATGGGTCGATTGAATATGGAAAACATTTTCGCTTTCACTGAAACGAACTACCAGCCGAGCTTTTATCCCGGCTTCATTTCGATAAACAAGCAGAACGACGGCACGCTTTCCGTTTCTGTCAGGGAGCGCGGCAACGACACCGGAAAGGCTGCGCTCATCGACGTATCGCCGGAAACGCTGGAGCACCTTGCGGCGGCCATCATGGCATTTTTCGGGGCCCAGGAAGCCGACAGAACACCCGCTGCGGACGCAGCAGGTCGCACGAACGAGGCCGATGAAACTGGCGGTGCCGTGCGTCGCTTCGGCTTCGACTGCACGAAGACCCCGCCCGAAATCATCCCGGCCGCCAACGGGGCCTACGTTTGGTTCAGCGACTACGCCAAGTTGTTCGCCGCCGCCCGCCCAGGCAACGATGCCGCCCAGACCTTGGTGCGCTTCATCTTGGAGAATGCCGACAAATTTGAATGGTCGCTGCAGGGTCTGGGGATGCTGCGCCTCTACCTGACCAAGGACATCCGCCTGCACGTATGGGACTTGCGCTTCGCCTTCCCGGGCGCCAGCCCGATCCACGACCACCTGCAGTGGGGGCTGACCTCTTTCGTGATTGCAGGTCGAATCACCAACTACCGCTTCATCGAAGCAGCCGATGGCGACGAGTACCTGTATTCCACGCTGAAGCCGGGATACGGCTGCTACTTCAAGCATGACCCGCTGCCCATCAAGCTGCACAAATGCGCAGCTGAGACCTACACGGCGGGGATGACCTATAGCCAGCGGCCGGAAGAAATTCACTGGAGCGTGCCCGAAAACGGCACCGTTACGCTGATGCGCAAGGAGCCGACCGCTGACGCCGACTCCGCCCGCGTGTTTTGGCCCGCTGGCGAAGCCTGGGGCAGCGCGGAGCCGCGACGGGCGACCGCCGAGGAAGTACGCGCCATCACCGCGCATGCTCTCGGCGTCCTCGCATCTCACGCGAGATCACCCGCTGTGGGCGCAGCAGGTCAGGAAGGCGGTGCAGCATGAGCCGCAGCGGATACAGCGACGATTATGGCGACGATGACCCGCTGGCATTGGGCCGCTATCGCGCCCAAGTCAATTCGGCGATCAGGGGCAAGCGGGGCCAAGCGCTGCTGCGCGAACTGCTGGCCGCACTCGACGCCATGCCGGACAAGCGTCTGGTTGCTGGCGAACTGGAAGCTGACGGCCAGTTCTGCGCACTCGGCGTCGTCGGTCAGGCGCGTGGGCTGAACCTAGCGAACATCGACACCTACGACGTGGAATCGCTGGGGCCGAAGTTCAACATCGCCGAGCAGTTGGCGCGCGAGATCATGTGGGTCAACGACGAGCATGTCAGCGAGCATCGCTGGGTCGATCTCGAAATATGCGGTCCGGTACGCCCAGGGTATCCAGACTGGGGCCGGCATAAGCAAAGCGTGTGCTTGTCGAACGAACACGCGGGCGAAGAGCGGTGGCAAACGGTGCGCAAGTGGGTCGCTTCGCATATCAGAGCAGCCGCCCAGGAGGCAGCAGGTCAGTCTGTATCGCTGCAGGCTTCGGCCCCTACCGAAAGAACGATATGAACGGCAACCACACCAGCGGCGATGCCGCGAAAGCCCTCGGCTCTGTAACGCCGGATGACGTAAAGAAGCTGCGGCACATGCTTGGCGCGACCGAGCAGTACAAGCCTCGCGATTACGGCTTTCGCAACTACTACGCTACCAGCGGCGGGTCTGCGATGGAAGCGATGGAGCGCCTTGTTGGCGCCGGGCTGGCGACGAAGGGCCATTCGAGCACGAACATGACCTACTACCACGCGACCGAGAAGGGCTGCGAACTGATCGGATTCACCAAAGCGCAGACCAAGCGCGCATTCGAGGACTGAGCCATGACGAGCAAAAATAGTAGCGGCGATGCAGCAAAACCGTTCGATGCCGCAAAACTCCTTGCTGACCAGATCAAGCAATGGACGAAGGAGCGAGACCGCCTGAACGACCTTATCGCATTTGCTCGCGGCGATGCCGCAAAAGACAGCAGTGCAGGGAGCGGCGATCTGGCCACAATCGTCGCTGGCAATGAGGAAGCGTACGCTCGCAAATTGCTGGGATCAGCCTACGCCAGGCCCGACGAGTTGCAGCGGTCGCTCTCCCAGCCCGTCGAGGTGAAGGGTGCAGAGGCAGCACCGCGCGACATTTGCGCCACCTGCACCGGCGGCTGCGCTGATGGCGAGGACTGCGCGAGTGCCCCCGCTCCAGCGGGGACGCTGGCCGCCCACGAGGCCACGCTGCGCGACTGGCTGACCATTATCCACGACAACGGGCTGTCGACTGGCGATCGCCTCCAGCGCATCAGCGTCATGATCAGCGCGATCTTGCGCGGCGACGCGCCGGGCAAATACCCGCCGCACCAGATCCGCGAACAGTGCTCATGCGGCTTCAAAGAAGCGATTGCCGATGCCGCCGGTACGAGCAAGGTACTGGACACTGCGAGACTTGACTGGCTGTCCGAGGCCGTGGAAAACGGCTGCGTGACGTCGTGTTTTGAAGTCGACGGCGGGGTGCACCTGACGCTTGACGAGGTTGGCGAAGATCGCACGTCCTACCGGAATCAGGACAACTTGCGTGCAGCCATCGATGCTGCCCGCGCCAAGAACAACGGTGGTGACGCATGATCGCCGCGTACCCGCTCACCTGGCCGCCGATGTTTGCCCGCGCGAAGAACCGCGAAGTCGGACGCTTCAAAAGCTCGCTGTCGGCCAGCCTCAAGAACGTGCAGGACAGCCTGCGCCTGTTCGGCGCCGACTCGGGCCGCAAGCTTGGTGAGATCGTCATCAGCAGCAACGTGACGCTGGGCGTGGCCCGGCCCGCCGACCCGGGCGTGGCCGTGTGGTTCACATGGGACGGTCTGCAGGTCTGCATCGCGGTCGACCGGTACAGCACCGTCGAAGGTAACCTGCAGGCCATCCATCACATTCTGGAAGCGCGCCGCGTCGAGCTGCGGCACGGCACCCTGGCGCTCGTGCGCGCATCGTTCTCTGGCTTCACCGCGCTGCCAGCGCCCGCCGGTGAGCGCACGTGGCGCGAGGTCATGGAGTTCGTCGACCAGGCGACGCCGACGGGTGCGCAGTTGAAGGATCGCTACCGCCGCATGGCCAGCATACGTCACCCGGACAGCGGCGGCACGCATGAATCGATGGTCGAGCTCAATAAGGCGTATGAGGCCGCGCAGCGTGAAATCGGGAGCCCAGCATGAAAGAGACCGGAATCCTATTCAGCGCCTCGATGGTGCGCGCGCTGCTCGACGGCAGCAAGAGGCAGACGCGGCGCATTGTGAAGCCGCAATTCTCGCCCGACGCCGTACCGGCTGAAATGTGTGCGGAGACGGCCGAGGGCTGGCAGACCACTGGACATTCGGGCCTGTGGTGGTGCGACGCCGGGGGCATTGCTGAGGATGCAATCCGTTGTCCGTATGGGATACCTGGTGACCGCCTTTGGGTGCGCGAAACCTTTTTCGCCTACGGCCGGTGGGAGACTCGCTACAGCGAGAAGAAGAAGCGCGACGAGTGGCACTTCGTCGACATGACGCCGGAGTGCGATCGCCTGTACCAGTACGCGGCCGACAATCCGGACCTGCCGCTGGCTATGTTCCGCGACAGCGTTACGCCCCAATGGTGGAAGCGCCCGGCCATCTTTATGCCGCGTGCCGCCAGCCGCATCCTGCTCGACGTGACCCGCGTGCGCGTGGAGCGGCTGCAGGAGATCAGCGAGGCGGATGCGCGCGACGAAGGTATCAAGGACGGTGGTTGCGTGAACTGCGGCGACCCAGAGCCCTGCGGTTGCCTGAATCCGTCGCCGGATCCGCGTGACGCCTATCTCGGCCTCTGGGAAGACATCAATGGCGTCGGCGCCTGGGCGGGCAATCCGTGGGTGTGGGTGGTCGAGTTCAGGCGGGTGACGCCGTGAACCAGCTCCCCCTATTCACCGATGCCGCGCCTGCACCGAGGCCTGTGCTTGAGGACGGCTTCGACCGCGCCATGAGTGAGCCAGTTCAATCGGAGATTGCCGCTAGGCTCAATGAGCGGGTTGGCGAATGGCTGGACCTGGGCGATTTCCGCGATATTCAAGAGCGGCACAGGATCGGCTTCGGTATGGGGCATGCGCTGGCCAAGTTGGCGCGCGAGGGGCGCGCCATCGAAACGAACGTGTATTACGGCTCCGAGTTCCCGGGCCTAGACTATCGCGGCTACGGATGCTTGTGGAGTACGCCGCTGCATGGTCCGGCACCACAACCTACGAACACAACGAAAAAATCATGGCTGAAAACACTGCAATCGAATGGACCGACCATACCTTTAACCCTTGGGAAGGCTGCCAAAAAGTCGGGCCGGGCTGCGACCACTGCTACGCGGAAACGCGAAACGCGCGCTTTGCCGGCGGCGTGGCCGTGAATTGGGGCCCAGGCGCGCCGCGACGCCGCACCAGCGCCGCCAACTGGCGCAAGCCGCTCGCCTGGAACGGGGCACACGCCGCGTTCTTCGCCCAGCACGGTCGGCGCCAGCGTGTGTTCTGTGCCTCGCTGGCCGACGTCTTCGACAACGCGGTGGATCCGGCATGGCGGCGCGACCTGTTCGCGCTGATCGCCAAGACTCCGAACCTCGACTGGCTGCTGCTGACCAAGCGTATCGGCAACGCCTTCCAGATGATGGTCGAGTCCTGCGGCTTCATTGAGCCGAGCCCTGGCGCCTACACGCCGCGGCCGAACGTATGGATCGGGGCCACCATCGTGAACCAGACCGAAGCCGATCGTGACATCCCGAAGCTGCTGGCGGTACCGGCACGCGTGCGCTTCCTGAGTATGGAGCCCCTGCTGGGTCCGGTCGACCTGACGCCGCATTTTTATGGGCGAGCAACCCCGTGCGTCGATTGTCCTAAGGATGCGGATTGTGGCTGCGGCTGGTATCACCGTAGCGACCTCGACGGCGAGCCAAAAATCGACTGGGTGATCGTCGGCGGGGAGAGCGGCCCTGGCGCACGGCCGATGCAGGCAGATTGGGCGCGTTCCCTGCGCGACCAGTGCAAAGCCGCAGGCGTGCCGTTCCTGTTTAAGCAGTGGGGCGAGCACGCGCCTAACTGGCTCAACGACAACGACGACCGAAAGATCGACGGCTCGGAGTGGATGGACAGGATGGGCAAGAAGATGGCCGGCCGTCTACTGGACGGCGTGCAGCACGATGGGTTTCCGCTACTCGTCGAATGAAGAAACCATGGGATCAGGTGAAGCTGCGCGTGCTGTGGTGGCGCGACGGGCTGCCGCAACCGGAGGACGAGCTGCACACCGCGACCGGCAGGCGCTACCTGATCCTGAACTGTACCGAGAAGCAGGTTGTGGCCCTGGTGCTGCCGAAGGACGAGCCGCCTACCAAAGGGCGGGTCTGGCGCTGGGAGTGGGGCAACAGAAGTAAGAGATAAATTGGCTCTAGGAGAAGATGGTGGTAAATGACGAGGTGAGGCAGGGGTCACTCCCTGAGACCGGATTCGTGCGCGAAAAGCAGCTGGTGAATCAGCCAGCGAAAGGCGGTCAGCCGGAGCGCGCCGGCATCGTGGCGGTGTCGCATGCAACGCTGTGGCGCATGGTGGCTACTAAGCGATTCCCGGCGCCGGTCAAGCTATCCGAGGGCGTGACCGCGTGGCGCGTCGAGGATGTGCGGCAATGGCTGGCCCGGACAACTAGCCATGCTGCAGTGGGATGATCTTCGCGCCAGCGCGCAAGCTGTCGAGATAGTCGGCCCAGCGCTGCATCATCGCCCGGCGCGCCTCGAGGTGGGTGGTCCGGTTGTACGCCCGGCCATTCACGTCCTTGACCGCGTGCGCCAACTGGTGCTCGATCAGGTCGACCCGCTCGCCCAACTGCTCATCCAGCAGCGTGCGCGCGGTGGCGCGGAACCCATGGCCGACCAGCACATCGCTGGTGTACCCGAGCTGGCGTAGCGCGGCGTTCACTGTGTTGTCGCTCATCGGCCTGTTTGTAGACCGGATGCTGGGGAAGGCATAGCGACCGTGGCCGGTACGCTCCCTGAGCTCTGCGAACAATGCCACCACCTGCTGCGCCAGCGGCACGATGTGATCGATGCCCATCTTCATCTTCGCGGCTGGAATGCGCCACTCCGCCGCAGCCAGGTCGATCTCCGACCATTCCGCAGTGCGCAGCTCTCCAGGCCGCACGAACACGTAGGGCGCGATCCGAAGAGCGTAGGTGCACGCCGGATGCCCGCCGTAGCCAGCGATGGTGCGCAGTAGGGCGCCCACCTGCTGGGGATCGGTAAGGGCCGCGTAATTGGTCTCGACGCGCTGCTCGAGCGCGGCGCCGACGCCGATGGTCGGATCCCGGTCGACCAGCTCCGCCACCATCGCGAACTCGAATACCTGGCTGCAATAGCCGCGCACGCGGTGCATCGAGTCGATGATGCCGCGCGCCTCCATCCTGCGGAGCATGTCGAGTACGTTTTTCGGGCGCACCTGGTCGATTGGCAGCGCCCCGATGGCGGGGAATACCTCGCGCTCGAACCAGCTTTCGACTCGAGCCTGCGTCAGTTCCCCGCGCTTCTTTCCGGACACCTTTAGCCAGTCGCGCGCCACCGATTCGAACGTCGCCGCGGCCGCGCGCAGGGTTGCGGTCTTCCTCTCCCGCTTCGCAGCGCTTGGGTCGGCGCCGGCAGCCAACAGTTGCCGCGCCTCGTCCCGCGCGCGCCGCGCCGCCACCAGAGACACCTCGGGGTAGACTCCGAGCGCCAGCGTCTTGTACTTACCCTGGAAGCGGTAGTTCATGCGCCAATACTTGCCGGCCGCCTTGACCAGCAGGTACAGGCCGTCGCCATCGGTGTGCTTGTCGCCCGCCGGCGTGCCGCTGTGCTTGACCTGGCGCGCGAAGGTGTCGCTGAGTGCCATCTGTTCCTCATCGTGGGGGTATCTGGGTGCGCCACTTGCGAGATACCCCCAAAAAGTACCCTTTTCGAGGCGCGATGGGATGATACAACATAGATGAGGTGAGACAGGAAAACGCGAGGGGTCAGGCTATGGCGGCGTCAAATTGAGACGGCCCGAGATGAGGCGAACTGAGGCGTTGGTCTCCCCGACTGGAATGTTGTAGCGAGCTGAAAGCCGCATGGATACTGGGTTTTATCATCCATAATTGTCGAGATACCCCCGGAAATACCCTTGCATCAGGACGGCCCGATGACGGCGCGCCACTCCTGCGCGTACCCAGCGCCGTCGATGCTCTCGAAGCCGCGGTACAGCATGCTGTTCGCCTGGAGGTTGACCAGCTGCGCGTCGTACAGGACCGGGATCACCGGCTTCATCTGCTGGTCGTTGACGTCGGCCAGTTTCAGTTCCTTGACCGGGCCCACCGTGGCCAGCGACAGGTCTCCGACGGTTCCCTGGTCGGCTTGGATGTCGTGGTCGTGGCGGCGCTTGCCGCGCTCGCGCAGGCGGGTGACGGTGGCTTTCATGGGGCGAGTGTAGCAGATTGACGCGGATCATCGCCCCGGCCGGCAGCCGGGCTACGCTGTACGCATGAGAGCCCTTAGCCCTTCCATCCTCAGCCGTCGGGACGCCGACACGGCGCGCCTGGTCGACCTTGCCATACGGCTCCAGAAGTCGACCGGCACGCGCGCGGCCGCAGCGATGCTGACAGCCGCCGGGGTGGACGTTCGAGTCGCGGCGCGGGTGCTGAGCCGGCCACGGGTGCGGGGTTCTGGCCGCTGAGGTAGCCGGCCAGATGGGGATCAGGCCGCTTCGGCCTGCGATTGAGGGGTGTAGTGCGAAGCGCCGCCAATCCTGACGCCCCAATACATCAGGGTCCGCCGCCACCACGGCACACCAGTGACGCCCGAGGCCTCGCGCAGCACTGCGTCGGCAACCTCGCGCGGCACAGCGCCGGTGGTGTACAGGTAGTCGTGCACCACGGCCGCCTTGCTCGAAGTGTCACCGCACAGCCAGTAGATGACCGGCAGCCGCGGCACGCTGGCTAGATCAGTCTTGAAGCCCGCCGGCACGGTGAACGTGGTCTTGGCGACGTCGGACTGGTAGACCAGCGGCGCGCCGAGGATCCACTTGCCGTCGTCCTGGCCGTCCGCATCGACCAGGCACAGCTCGGTCAGGAACCCGCTCATTTCACCGGCTGCCGCTGGGCCTGCATCGCATCGAGCAGGCTGACCGGCGCCGTCTCGCCGCCCGGCATGCACAGCACCTTGAGCGCCGGGATGATCTGCGGATTGCGCAGCGCCGCGCTGACGGGAGTTGCGCAGGCGGTGGTCGACCAGACTGCGATGACATTGTCGTCTGCCGCGCGCATGCCGGACGCCGCCGCGGACTCGTAGCCGACCAGGGCTTGTTGGAAGCTTGCGCACCCGGACAAAAGTAGCGCAACGACGGCCAGCGCGGCCAGCATGGCGAGCGAGGCGAAGCCGGCCTGTTTGTCGGTCGGCGCCGGCGCGGAGGTTGGTCGGTCGCCCAGGTGGTACACGCCCAGCCCGAACAGCGCGGCCTTGATGGCGAGGATGATGTCTTCGGTGCCGGGGACGTGGAACACGACCAGCGCCACCCACGTGACAAACAGAATCAGGCCGATGGCCAACTTGATGTATTTATCGTTCACTTCGTCGCTCCTTCGGTGGTGGTTTGAACTGGGTACTTCGCGATGTACTTGTCGTAGGCAGCGATCCAGTTGGTCGCGACAGCGGCTTGCGCATCCGCCAGCGTGATCGTGCCGGCGCACACGGCGCGGTGCAGGAAGTTCTCCAGTTGGTCTTTGCGGTGCGCGCCATACTTGCCGTCCCATGGCTGCGGCCACAGGTTGCGCGGGTCGGTCGGGTGGCCGCCGATCTCCAGGCTGATCAGGTGGTCTTCCTCGAACGTGCGCGGCTCCTGCGGGCTGGCGTAGGCGCCAGCGGCCAGCTGCGCGGCCTTGAGCTTGTTGGTGTAGCTGGCCGGCGGCCGGATCGTTTTCGTCCAGCCAGGCACGCAGATCGTGCTGTGGATGTTGCCCTGCGTGACCAGCGCGTTGACAGCACCTGGTGTGGCCACGGCATCGGGAAGCTCCCAAGCGAGAGCAGGGGGCGCGGCGAGAATGAGCAGGATCAGCAGGCGCTTCATGCGGCAGCCCCGATGATGTTGCCGGCTGTGCGCTTGATCCACCCGCGCGCGTTATCAGGCCAGTTGTGCAGCTCGGTCATGTAGAGCTGCCGCTTCGCGTTGAACAGCGCGATGGTCTTCCAGACGTCGGCGGCGCGCACCGCGGCGATGGTCTTGGCGCCGATCACACCATCTGCCGGCACGCCCACGCATTCCTGCAGCCACTTGACCGGGTAGCCACCGTTGTAGGCCGCGTCGAACACCTGGTACGCAATGCGCGGGTCGAACTGGTCGCACTGGTATTTGTCCCAGTACCAGGCCTTGGCGATGGCCTTGGCGGTCTCGATCGGCAGGTCGCGCATGCCGCCCTGGTAGCCCCATGCGCGCGCGACCTTCTCCGTGATGCCGTACTTGGTGGCGCCGCCCGGGTCGGCCTGCTTGTTGCGATCCGCGAAGCCACCCTCGATGCCGGCGATAGAGACGAAGGCTTGGTCGAATCCGGCGTTCATGCGGTCCTCCGTTGGAATTCCCGGATCTCGTCCAGCGTGTCCTGCATGCGCTCCAGCTTCCCCTCCAGCTCCGCGCGCGGCATGTAGTTTTTCGCCAGCTCGATGTGCAGGTTGCTCACGTCCGACTGCAGGCTTTTGACCATGCTCCACAGGGCATTCACGACCCACATAAATACGCCTGCGCCGCCAGCCACCAACCAGTTGATTAGGCTTTGCTGATCCATCGGATCCCTTTCAGGGCAAAGAAAAAGCCGCCCGAAGGCGGCTTGTTTTTGAGTGCGACGGCTTTACTGGGGCACGCCGTTGAGGATCTGCGCAATCCTGTCGGACGACGCGAGGATGGCCGCGCCCGGCGTGGCCAGGTACTCGATCGCCTCGCGCACCGATACCAGATTTGGGTCGATGGGCTTGTCGAGCTGTACCGCCAGCTGGTAAGTCGCCCAAAATTCGACAACCTGCTCGTCGGTTGATTTCTTGATCGCGATGCGCTCGGCCGGCGTGAACGCGAGGTAAAACGTCATCGGGGTCAGGAGCGGCAGCAGCGCAGGTTTGGGCTCGACGGGCGTCGGTGCGACCCACGCGTCGCCGCTCTTTACGCTGCCGATCACCACAGTATCGGGGCATTCGATGAACAGCGCGGCTATGGCCGGAATGTGGGTGTCGCCCGGCACCAGGGTGTCGTGCTCGAACAGTTCGATGACGGTATTGGCCCCGTCGAGGCGTGCGAATTTAGTCATGCTCCTTATCCGATCAATTCGACGATGACGCCACCCGCACCGCCCTGTACTGACGTTGCCGGGGTCGCGCCGCCGCCACCGGCCCCGACGGCCGCCCCGCCGTTAGCGCCCGCTCCGCCGCCGATGCCACCGCTGCCGGCTCGCGGGCCCGTGGCGCTCGTACCGCAACCGCCGCAACCGTAGCCTCCGTTGCCGCTATCGACCAGTTGGCAGATGCCCGGCACGAGCCCAAGACCGAAGCCATCCACGCCAGCAGAGCCACCAGCCAGCGAGCTTGCGGAGGCCATCCATCCAGCACCACCCAAACTGATGGTCGCGCCAATGCTGCCATCACAGCCGTTCCCGAAGCGATGGCCACTTGAGGCGCCGCTGCACGCGCTCGTATTGGCGGCGGCTCCGGCGCCGCCGGAGGTATTCACGTCGCCGCCGGAGCCAGTGCCTCCGGTCGCGCCACTGCCACCCGTGGCGGACATAACGCCACCCCACGAGCTGGTGCCGCCCGGTACGCCCGAGGTGCCAGGCGCGCCGACGGTATAGGAAACGACCTGTCCTGCGGTCAGCGTGACCAGCTTTTCGGCGTAGCCCCCGCCAGAGTTCCCCCCCTGGGTCGTGCTGGACGGCCCTGCGCCGCCGCCGACCGTGGCCACCCGGTACTTGCCGGCGACAGGCGCAGTGAAATTGCGCGTGCCGGGCTTGGTGTCGTAGAGGATGATCGAGGCCTTCATCGCCCCGCTGCCAGCCACCGTCGTCATACCGGCGCTCGCGGGGGTATCGCGGAGATAATCACTTAGATAAGACATTATTCAAGCCTCCAGTCAGTGCCGTTGAACCAAATTTTGAAAACACGCCCCGATCGATTGCAGATAAGGTCTTGTGCGAGCCCCATGATCGTGTGCCCGTTGCGGTTGAGCGTGAGAGGGTTACTCAACCAAGTGCCGGCGATGTCGGCAAACATCAGCGATGCGCCGGTTGCCGGCGCGAGCGGAAGGGTGATCGTGATCGGCCCCGCCGACGTGTCCACGTCATAGATGCCCGTGCCAAGGGTCGTGCTTGCCGCGACATACGTCGAAGCAGCGGCCACGCCCGGGGGACCGCCGTCTTGCAAGGTGCCGGTCGTGTCCGAGAACGTCGCGATGTGGCCGACCGTGGTCGTTCCTGTCACGCCAGCCACCACGCCGGTGCTCGACGAGACGTTCTGCATCGCCGCGGTGCCCAGCTCGGTAGCGGTCAGCTGAAAGTTCGTGCCGTCGAATCGCCCGCTGATGACGTTGCCGGCGATGATCTCGCCGCCCGTGAGCGCGATCGGGCCGCTTGGCCCATCCTTGCGGATCGGGTAGGGCCCGAAGCCGCCTGCAGCTGCCACCGTAGCGGCTCCCGTGTTCGTGAAGCCGGCCAGGAAGGCGATGGCGGTGCCGACCGGGAAAGACGTGAAGGCTGGCGTCGGCGTCACCACATGGGCGTTTGCAGAGCCCGTCGACGTGCCGCACCAGACCGTCAGGCCGGTCTGCATGTTGGCCAGCGGGAGAATCCCCGTGACTTCGTTGGTCAGGTCGATCTTCGGCGCCTGGCCCGGCACGCCACCGTGGTGCGATGCGAGCAGGCCGGCGAGGAACGGCGCGCCGCTGGCGGCCGCGACGTTGCCCGTGTTGATGCTGGTCGCGCCGTTCGCCACGGTGACAACGTAGGCCGCGACGAAGCCAGTGTCAGGGCTGGGCGTGGCCTGCGAGCCGGTTGTCGCTGCGGCCCCGGCCTTGACCTGGACAACACACTGGGCGCTGCGAACGGTCATGTTGGACGAACCGGCGCCGGCAGGCCCGACGAACGGCACGGTCGGGTTGCTCGGATTGTAGTACCGCAGTACCGCCGCGCCGGTGTCGTTCTCCTGAAAGCCAACCTGCACCAGGTAGGCGATTGACTGTCCGGCGGTTGCGGGGGCAGGGCAGTTCAGCGTTACCGGGTCGAGCATCAGGCCTTGCTTCAGGATCTGGTGCGCGGTATCCGCTGGCAGCGACGAAAAGGCCGTGCCGTCGATGTTCGCCAGCTGGTAAATCTGGCCGGCAGCCACGGACACGGTCAGCCCGGTGCCGGGCGTGCATGCCAGCCCATGCAGCAGCGTGCCGCTGCCCAGAATCGCCGACGCGAGCTTGGACAGCCCGATCATGGCGAACTTGTTCGTGTTGAGCAGGTCCGTTTCTAACGGCACCTGCCCTGCATACACCTGCAATCTATCCACGTCGTCGCTCTCCAAAGAAAAAGCCCCGCACGGTGGCGGGGCGATGGTTGATGTGTTCGGCTGTTCAGGCCGAGATCGCGGTCCAGATGAGCGTCACAGCCGGCTTGACAGCCTCGACGGCCGCGTAAATGTCGGCGTCGGTGGCGATGTAGCCGGAACCGGCGAGCGGGCGGTACGCGGTAACGAAGGCCTGGTACGGATATGTCCCGGCGGTGCCGTACGCCCCGGCCTGGCCATACCCAAACAGGTAGCCGTAGGCGCCGGTATCCAGTGGCCGCTGCAGCTCGATCACGCGCGGCGTGCGGCCGGTGAGATCCTTCAATGCTTTCGTCATCGCGGCGTGCGGGGCGCGCTCGCGCAGCAGGTTGTTGAGGATCGCGACGCGGAACGAATCATCGCCCTGGCCGGCCTTGCGGCTCAGGCTCGAGCCGAAGAAATCGGCCGCGATCATGTCGAGCCAGCCGTCTGTCGCAGTGCGGACGCGGGTCTGCAGCTTGGCGTAGACGTAAAGGCCGAACACGAAGGCGGCGGCGTTGGCGTACCCCTGCAACGTCCCGCTCACCAGCTCGGCGTCTCGGGTGAACCACGGCGGCAGCAGCGCGCGCAGCCGGCCGAGGATGTCTACCTTGTCCCCGCTTGCTGTGGTGATGAGTGCCATGCTCTCAGCCTTTCGTTCCGGTTGCCCTGGCTACGGATTTACCAGTCCAGTCGTAATCGCGCTGGGATACGCTGACTCTGGGGGAGGCCATGGGCATTACAGCGCACTCACGCTGTTATTGATGAAGGCGACCCGCGCATCGAGCCGAATATCCGACGTTTCGGAATTGGTGAATGTGAGCGTGCGTGCCGTTCTGGCGACAGCTAACGCAATGTTCGACCTCGGTGTGGTGCCGCTCTGGATGACGGTCTTGAGAACAGTCGGCGTGCCCCAGTCATAGAAATCGAATTTCAGCTTGCTCCACTGGGTAGAGCCGGAAGCGGTGAAAACGGAATGCGCCAGCACTTCGCCGGAAAATGGGCTGTTCTGCACGGTTGATGGCGCTGTGAATACCAAAGTGCCACCCGAAGCGGTGAGAGTGCCGGTGAGTTGAGCATGGTCGGCATCCGTCGTGTTCCGGCACAGGAATACTCCTGCCGTCGAACCATTGCTGTAGCTGCCAAACGTGCAGTTTGCAGCGTAGGAAACTCCCGCGCTCGTGTTGGTCCATGCCCCCGTCACGGTGACATTGTTAAAGTTTTTGCGGCCATTGATCAAGAACGTATTCAGCACAGCGCACGACACCGTATCGAAATCGACGTTCGACGTGCGGCGGTCATTGGTCGGATCGTCGCGGCTGACGTTGATGGTCTGCGGCGTGCTGACATTGCGCATGCGCAGCCCCTTGGCCCCGAACAGGTTGAACGCAAGCGCAACGGTCGAGGTATCCGCCCAATTGTCGATGATCGTGTTTTCCGAGTAACGGTCGCCCTTTCCTGCGCCGTCCGTGCCGAGGATCAGCGCCTTGTCGGTGCCGCTAGTGGTGATGTTGCGATACGTCTGCGCGATGTTGGAATTGTTCTCCATCGCCACCTGGCACATGCCAGCAACCGTGATTTCGCCAAATTCGATGCCCGTATTGCGCACGCACGACAGTGCTGGATACACTTTGCTCGGGCTGGCATCGGTAATGTTGATATCTTCCAGCACAACGCCGGTGCAAAAGAATACCTTGAGCACTTGCCCGTCACCAGTTCCGGACGGGTTACTGCATTTGAACCCTTCGATACGCACGTTTGTGGAGTTCTGCACAAGAATTGCTTCGCCCAGCGCCACAGCCGCCCCGGCGCTTTGCACCCCAACATCGGTTGCACGAATGCGCGTGATGGCCACGCTGTCACAACCTGTCGTGCCGCCAATGTTGATCCCGTAGCGCCGCAAATCGGCAATGGCGATGTCATCAAAACGCACCGTTTTGGCACCGTCTACCACGAAGAAACCGGCATTGTTGCCGGACACATTCATGCGGTTTCCGTCGAGCCGCAGGCCGGATACATCGACCGTATCCACGCCCGAGAACTGGAAGCCCGGTGCCGCCTTTGCGCCATCGGAGAGCTTTAGCCCGCCATTCTTCCAGATGAAGCGACGGCCAGCCGTGTTCGAGTAGTAGCCTCCATCATGCACAACCGTGAGGCCCTGTAGGTCGAGCGCAACACCTACGGCAGCGGCGCCATTGGCCAGCGCGTTGAACTTCGCGGTCTCATTGCTGCCGTCGCCCTTGATGCTGCCCCAGCCAGCTTGTACTGGACCAATGAACTGGCGCTTGAAGCGCACGCCGCCCGCCGCCACGATGCACGACCAGCCATCATCCAGTGTGGTCGTATCGTGATCATCGCGCGTAAATGGCCCCGCAATCCCACTTGGTGCAGCTGTGCCGAGATACCCCGTCACATACACGCTCTTACGCGGTCCAGGGTAGGCGCGCAGCGCCGTATAGTCGGCCAGTTGCAAAGCATTGAGCGAGTCGGCCACGGTTTCGGTGCCGTTGCCGATCTTCGTCGCACCATCGGATGCCGACAACGTGCTCGGCTTCACTCGCCCGGCCACATCGTCGTCCGGGTCGTAGAGCAGAACGTCCGAGATCGTTAGCGACTTGATGCCGGGGCCGTCGATGGAAATGTTGTAGCGGCCGTTTGCGGCGTGGAAGCTGAAGTTGCCGAACTTATCAGCGGTCACCACATTGCTTGCAAAGGCCGTCACCCCATTGTCTGAGTAGAGCGTGGCGGCCGTGCCGTCCAGTTTGGTAACGGTGATCGTCGCGAGCGGGATCGCGCCAATGCTGGCATTGACGATGCTGTTCGTGTAGTTCTGCATGAATTCTCCGGGGACTAGCTGATGGTGACCGTGCCGGCCTTGATGACCGAATAGGTGTTCACGCTGATGTCGGCGGTGCCGCCGTTGAGCGTTACCGCGGTCACGTTGATGACGCCTGGCGCTGCGTCATACGCGGCCTGCGCCAGGCGCGTGTAGGGCAGCGTTTGACCGAGCTGCAGGCCATTGACCAGCGCGGTGAGCGAGGCCAGCACCGTCGACTTCGTCGCGGCCACGTCGTACCCGCTTCCCACGGTGACGGTCATCGTGACGTTCGCGGTGACCACGACTGGCGAGTACACAGCGAAGGAAGAGGTCAGCGGGCGCACCGCGTCGATCGCGTTGCTCACCTGCGTGATCAGGGACGACGGCGGTGCGCCGGTGCCGTCGTCCACGACCGCGAAGAAGAATCCAAGCTGGGCGGCGCCAGCGTAGGTCTGGTTCTCGACCAGCGTGTAATGCATGCCCGTCTGGATCCCGGTGATTGCGGCGCCGATGGCGTTCTTGGTCGCCTTGGACAGGCTCGCGATGTAGTTCACGAAGCGCGTGCGCAACGCACTGTCGATCTCGGCGTCTACGCCGGTGGTGAAGGTGGCCGCGTTGCTGACGGTGTCCACGTAGGGGACGGCGCTGGTCAGCGTGTTTATTTGCCCTGGCGCTGCGTTCGCGCCGGCGCCGGCGGTGTTGGCCCGCACCGTGACGTCGGCGCTCTGCGTACCGGCCGCGATCACATAAGCGTTCAGCGTGGCGTTGTAGGCGCCGTTCGTGGGATCCGCGATCACGCTGTAGGTCTGGGTGCCGTCGGCGGTCTGCACCGTGGTCCCTACGGGAATGGTCGCCTGCGCGGTCGCAGTAAAGCGCGAAAACGTCACTTTGCCGGTCGCGGCGACGGCCGGCAGCCGCGCCAGCCCGAAGTCCGCGACGAAACTGTCCAGATCAGCGCCGTTCGAGGTGGCCGCGCGCGTGGTGGCCAGCAGCTGCAAGATCAGGCCCTGCAGCCACAGGATGACGGCCGCGTTGGCTTCGACGATGGCCCGCAGCACCGAACCGACGGTGAGGTCGAGCAGCGTGCTCGCGCCTGCCTGGATTGCCGCGACCTGCTGCGACACGAGGGTGGGGAAGTCTTTGGTGGTGATGGCCATGGGTCTACCGGTTCACGTCGAAGGAAAGCACCTGGGCGGACTTCGTCGCCGAGTCCGTGTACTGGATGTTCACGGCCACGCCGTTCGGAATCGCCGTTACCTGAATCACTGGCGCCGGCACCTTGGCGACGCAATCCTCGAGCAGGATCTGGCCGGCGATCAGCGCCTTGATCTTTGCCGGATCGGTGACGCTGCCGACCATGCTGCCGAGGCCAGCGCCATACTGCAGGTGGAACAGATAATCGCCGGGGTTCGTGAGCAGGCGGCGCAGCACGCGCTGCTGGCCCTTGGTCGTGCCGTCGACGGTTTGCAGGTCGCCCGTGATGGACGCGCTCAAGTCGTTGCCGAAGTAGTGATGCAGATCGTTCATACGGGAGTCCCAGTCTTGCCGCTGATCGTGCCGCCGGTGTGGATGTGGCCTTTGAGCGACTTGCCGCCGCCAACCACGTCGCTGTCGCCTGTGACCGTGCCGTTGCTGCGCACGTCGCCGGTCGCTGTCACCGGGCCATCCACCGCCAGCGGGCCGCTGTGATTCCAGTGGGCGGCGCTGCTGGTCAGCGTGCCACCAACGGCCACATTCGCGTTGCCGCTGACCGTGATGTTGAGCACGGGGGCCGTCATGTCGATCTCGGCCTGGCCATTCAGCAGCAGCCTCCCATCGTTCGTCAGCTTCACGAACGCGCCCGCCTTGTGCACCAGCCAGAATTCCCCGCTCGGCACGGTCAGCGGCCGGTCCTCGTCGTTGTAGAAGCGCAGGCACGCGAACGCCGCCTCGGCGCCGCCCTGCTCGAACTGCACCTCGACCATGTCATCCACGGTAGGCGGGCAGAATAGACCCCAGCCGTTGCCGACCCACGGCGACAGCAACGGGATCCAGCCAGTCTCGATGCCCTCCGGCTGCAGCGTCACCTTGACGCTGTAGTTGGTCGCGTCGTAGCCGGTCACGAGCCCAGTCTTCGGTTGCGCGCGGTCGGCAGATTCCATGCGCGCGTGCAGGCGCATCTGGTTCAACAGCTTCTTCATGCCAGCACCGTCGATTCGGGGGAGTGGTTCTTCGCGGTCAGGCGCATCGTGTAGCCGTCGCGCACACTCATGCACCGCACCACGCTGTCGGGGTAGTACGCCTGGTCGAACGCGGTCCCGGTGCCCGCCAGGTCGACCACCACGCGGGTGTTCAGCAGCTGGTCGCCCGGCAGCTCGGCCGAGATCTTCATTTCGTGGGCCGACAGCTCGGCCAGCATCTGGTTCGCGACCTTTTGCGCCTGCTCCTTGGTCAAGCCCGGTCGCACAAAGCTGTAAATCTGGGCCTGCCCGGCTGCCTGCTCGTTGCCTTTGCTGGTCGCCGTCCTCGCGTGCGTCGCCTGCGCTTTCACGGTGAATCCCTTCTTCTGCTTCACATTCCAGCTGCGGACGTAGACGACGATGTCGCGCGCGAGCGTCAGGTTGCGTGAGCAGACCAGGCGCTTGCCGTTGAACGCCGGCGTGCCGTTGTTGGCGCCGGCCGGGGTCCAGCGCAGGGCATAGCGGTCGGTCGGCGCGTCCGCCGGTTCGAAGAAAAGCTGCTGGCCTTTCACGTAGACGACGAAGCCTTCCTCTTGAGCGAGCCAGGTCAGCAAGTCCCACTCCGAGCGGTCCAGCGGCACGCGCCGGTTTTCGATCTGGTAGTAGGTGCCGACCTTGGTGCCGGTGTGCGTGACCGCCGCGTACATGCCATGGCGTGCCGCAAGCTCGGCTGCGATCTCGCTGGCCGTCCGGTTCACGAACTGCTCGTAGGTCTTGGTGTCGATGAACGCTGCCGTCAGGTCGCGCCCCACGACCTCGAGCACGGTTCCCACCGGGTCGAGCGTGATCTCGTCCACGCGGCCATAAACAAGGCTGTCCAGATCGTCCGCCGTGTAGTTCTCCGGGTCGTGCGGGAAGCCTGTGAACAGCTCGATGTCGATCTCCGACTGGCTCGCCCACCACGCCGGCCCGTACTCGGCCGGCAGGGCCGACACCGCGAAGCTGCAACGGAAAGTGTCGGCGTGAAAGAACACGTTGTTGTCGACCTCGAACTCGATCCAGCCCGGGATGGCGACGCCATTGACCTTGACCAGGCCGCGCGGTTGGCGCGCCGCTGGCACGACCGCTGGATCGTTGACGAATGCGGTCATGGGTAAAACACTCCTTTTGCGCCTTCCGGCAGGTCGGGGATCTTGATGGTGTTCACGCCGGTCAACTGCGGGTCGACGAGCCCGTTCGCGCGCGCGATCCCGGTCCACTCGCTGGCGTCCCCGTACGCGCTCGCCGCCACCTGGTAGAGGTTCCCGCCGGCGGTCACAGCGTGCTGACCGGGCGCGTTCACGCTGCCCAGATTGCTGCCCATGCGACCGACCACCGATTGCAGCTGGTACAGCACCGGCAGTTGGGTCATCGCGGTGACCTGGCCGGTCAGGCGTGAGGCCTGCTGCGCTATCGGATTGTTCGGCATGATGCCGCCGATCGAGGTGGTGTTCGCAATGGCGTTGGCCGACGACGCGATCAGCGTGTTCACGCGCCCCGTGATGGCTCCCACCGGCCCGAGTACGCCGTTGATAGTCGCTTGCGTTGCCTTGGCAAAGCTGCTGACCGACCCGATGGCGGAATCGAGGGTGTCGAGCAGGCCGGAGAGGGGGGTGTCCCCGATCTGCGCGCCCAGGCGCTGCGCGCTCGCCATGTCGCCGCGGATCGTGTCGTCGACACTGATGGTTGTGCCAGCCAACGGGCTGGTGCGGTCCTGCACGACAGTGCAGCTGATCGTGTACGGGATCTGGTAGCTGCGCTCGAAGTCGGCGTGAAACGACTTGATGACGACGGTGTATGCGAGTTCAGACCAGGTGAGCGACAGCGGCAGACCGTCGGCACGCATGGCGTCTAGCGAGCGAGCTCGCAGCAGCGCCTGCGGGCCAACGAAGATCCCGGACCATTCGAGCGGCGCGTCGCTGCGGCCCATCGCGTCGACCACGCGCACGCCGCCGACCAGCTGGTGCTCGACCAGCTGCTGCTCGCCGCCGAACGGGATCTTCTCCGGTACCTCATAGCCCGAGAAGGCAAAGTCTCCGCGCGTCGGCGAGCCCAGTACCACATGGGTGTCAGGTGTGATTCCAGCCATCGGTTACCTCGCCATCGACGGAGACGCGAAGCTCATCCGGGGATCCACGCCGGACAGGCCGCCGGCCGGGCGCATGGATTCCTGCACCATCCGCTCGACGACGTTCTGGGAGATCAGGCGGCCGTCGAGGTAGGTGTTGCTGACCACCTGTACCGGCTGCGGCTTGGAAGCCGCGTACGGCGCCGGCGCGGCGGCAGGGCGGTCATTACCACCCGCGCGCACCACCACGGGACGCTGCTGGCCGGCCGCGACAGCAGACGGCGTGCCGAAAGCCAGGCGCGCTCTGTCCGCCAAGTAGTGCGTAATTCCCAGCACAGCCCCATGTGTCGCGATATTGGACCCGATCGAGCTGTCCTTCAGATTCTTGAGTCGGACTGCATCTTGCGTCAGCTTTTCCTCGGACGCCCAGCCGAGCGCTTTCATGCGCTCTTTTGCACCTGAGGTAAGGTGCGCGCCATCCCTTCGCTGGGCATCGACTTCGTTTTTGGTGAAAGGCCGAAAGGCGTAGGCGGCTGCTGCCAAAGTGCCGAGTGCCAGCACGGCGATGCCAATTGGCGAGGCCAGACCGGCAATGCCTGTCATCAGCGTCTTAACGCCACCGGCCGCCTGGAACATCATCGCGAGACCGAGCCCACGGAACGCCGCCGACAGCAGCAGTACGCTGCCGCGCATCATTAGGCCGCCCGCGAGCACCGCGAGTGCTCCTGAAAGCCACTTCACCGCCGTCTCGTTACGGTTGATCCAGCCATCGAACCAGCGCAGCGCGCCGGTCAGCTTCTCGACACCGGAGATCGCGTAGGGAAGGACGGTGTTGCCTAGGTCGTTCAATACCTTGGCCCACTTGGCATGCAGGTCGACCTCCTTGCCTGCGAGGGTCGTGCCTGCGAGTTTTGCCGAGGCATCCGCGCCAAGGGCCTTTTCCCACGCGCCGACGGAGCGGTGGATGGTCGCCAGCTGCCGGTCGATCAGCGAGAACATGGCGCCGCCGGTGCGGCCAAACAGCATCGTGTTCTCTCGCGCGCGCTCAGACACGTCCAGACCCTTGCCGCCATTCATGCGCGCGTACATCGGCAGGATGTTCTTCTCGTAGAACTCGACCGGGTCGCGTGAGAAGGTTGCCATGTCCTTCAGCGGGTTGCCGTCGAAGCGCTTGATGCCGCCCTGGCTGTTCCATTCGATCCGCTTGGCGTCCCAGATCCCGTTCTCTGCCAACATGTGCGCAACCTGGTTCGGGATGCGCACGCCGCCGACCAGGCGGTTGTAGGAGGTCATCCACGCATTGCCCGCCGTGCTG